GTTGGATCTAGACCAGTTCTAAAAGGTCTTAATGTCAATGAGATGGTAAATCCATATACCACAATGACAGGTAAGGCAAAGGGGATCGGAACATACTCATTCTACCCACTATATAGCACAAGTCAAATTCTTGACGGTGCTCCAGACAATCATCACGTACCAGGGACTGGCTATTTCCCTGGTGATGTATTTATGTCACAGCTTTTTAGAGGTGCAGTTACATACATTCATCCTCTTGCTGGCACATTTGCTGATGGTATTGGCACAAGATTTAAGCCCCTTGAATATAAGGGCCTTGTTGGTTCTGTGGCATTCCCATCAAGCTTTGGTCATGAGCTAAGATATAATGAATATCGCTACAACAATAACATTTTTGACGGCGTTACTTCAGCTAATATATTTGCAAACACAGGTCACGCACCAAGAACAGATGCTCAAGGTGCTCCAGCTTCATTTGGTCTCTTTAGACCAGACGAGCCACACTTTGTTGCATCAGCTGCGGTATTCCCATCAACATTTGGTCAAGCATATCCAACTGGATATAATAATGAGTATGGAAAAAACAGAGTGCAAGAGTGGAGAGGTGTCGCCTCTTCAAAAGCTCTCTAATTACTATAAAAATCCAATTAATGTTCAAAGAGATGAGAGGATCTCTGGAACTTATGCATGGATGGGTTTATTAGCATCAGTAATAATTTATGATTACTACGCTATCAAAACTAAAAAAGCAGAAACTCTGACAAGAGCTTTCTGGAGGTTGACCGAAGAGAAAGGAAAATCAGTAGCACCAATCGCAATTTGGTCAACAATAACTCTTCATCTTTTACTGGAAAAGAACATAAGAAAGAAAAAATTTGGAGAGGTAAAGAATCAATAGATTTCTCAGATGTGAGAATTCAGTTCATGTGATATAATCATATGGGCAACAGAACTAGAATCCCGCCCTATAAAAATGGGGCGGGATTCGATTTTTAAGAAACAATTTTATATCTTTAGACAGTAATAAAGAGGATTCATCATGTCTATACAATCTCTAGAATCTTTTGTGAACGAAGGAACGCTCTCATTTGATCTAGCTGAAAAGTATTTAACAATTTATATAGGTGAGGCTGACTGGAAAGAAAAGGTCGGTCAACTTTGGACAGTTCAAAAGAACAAAATAAAAAATGATGAGGCAGCAAAAGATTTTGTTAAAAAGTCAATAGCATGTGCTTGCCTTTCTCCTGTAATTAATAGGTCTCCAATACCTGATGAAAAACATGTTCTTATATTCTGGGTTGGTGGTTGGCCTCAGTTCAACGAAAGAGACTGGGTCTCAACCTTAAAAGAAGTAATAAAAAAAGATATAGAAATAGAAAACAATAGAAAACAAATTATAAAGCTTGGCATATTTAATCAAATAGATATGTCTCCTTTAACTCGTCAAGCTTACAATTGGCTTTATGAGAAATTGGAAAAAGAAAACTTTACATCCAGCGAAGCTAAGGCTGAAGCTGTGGAGAAGATGAAAAATTTAGTAAAAATATATGGTGGTGCAATAATCTGTAATGTATTTACAAATTATAGTTCTAATATAGATAAAGTTTTGAATTGGAGAAGTGGATACTTTATTGAAAAAGAAATCTATAAAGTCTACTCAATTGACCAAATAATCAAAATAAAAAATGCAGAGATAAACAAGACAAATAAAAATTACGTTACAAACTTTAAGTGATGAAGGAAGATATAAAATGACAACTACGTTAAACACAGAGGAACTAGCACCCACAACACAAAAATCTCAATCAATGTTTAGCTTTAATTTGACTGAAGATTTTGTTCAAACATACAAAGATCAGAAACCACCATTTGGCTACAGAGACGCAGCTGGTAACTCTGTTGGCGAAATCACTTTCCTTCGCACTTACTCAAGACTAAAAGATGACGGCACAAAAGAAACTTGGGTGGATGTTTGTGAACGAGTAATTAATGGAATGTACTCTCTTCAAAAAGATCACTGCAAAAAAAATCGTCTTCCTTGGAATGACGCAAAGGCCCAGGCAAGCGCAAAGGAGGCGTTCGACAGATTGTTTAATCTTAAGTGGACGCCTCCTGGTCGTGGGCTTTGGGTTATGGGAACACATATTGTAAATATACAAAAGAACTCAGCTGCACTACAAAACTGTGCTTTTGTGAGCACAGCAGAAATGACAAAGCTTAATCCAGCAAAACCATTTGCATTCCTCATGGAAGCGTCAATGCTTGGCGTTGGTGTTGGCTTTGATGACAAAGGCGCTGACAAAGATTTCACTATTTATAAGCCACTAGAAACAGTTCAGACCTATCAGGTTCCAGATACTCGTGAGGGTTGGGTTGAGTCGCTTTCGTTGCTATTGAACTCTTATTTAAAACCAGATCAACCAACTTTTGAGTTTGACTACTCTTTAATTAGACCAGCTGGTGAACCAATTAGAACATTTGGTGGAACAGCAGCAGGTCATGCTCCACTTGAAAAGCTTCACGTTCACATTAGAAAAATGTTTGTTGGCAGAAATGGGCAGAAGCTTACTCGTGTTGATATCGCAGACATAGGAAATCTCATTGGTGTTTGTGTTGTTTCTGGTAATGTTCGTCGTTCAGCTGAGCTCCTTTTGGGTCGTCTTAATGATCAGAATTTTCTTAACTTAAAGAATAGCGAGAAGTTTCCAGAGAGAAACTCTTATGATCCAGAAGCACCAGGTTGGGGCTGGATGTCAAATAACTCAGTTGAAACATCAGTTGGCGCAGACCTTTCTGCAATTGTTGACGGTATTGCTCTTAATGGAGAACCAGGGGTTATCTGGTTAGACGTATCAAGAAAGTTTGGAAGACTTGCAGATCCACCCAACAACAAGGATCATAGAGTAGCTGGCTACAATCCATGTGCCGAGCAATCACTAGAATCATATGAATGCTGTACCTTGGTAGAAACCTATTTAAATAGACATACATCTCTTGATGACTACAAAAGAACACTTAAATTCGCTTATTTGTACGCTAAGACTGTCACCCTACTTCCAACCCACTGGGAAGAAACCAACGCAATCATGCAGAGAAACCGTCGCATTGGCACATCAATGTCAGGTGTGGCAAACTTTGCAGATAGAGTTGGAATGCCAGTATTGAGAGATTGGATGGACCAAGGTTATAAGACTGTTCAAAGATACGACAATATATATTCAGAGTGGCTTGGCATTCGTGAGTCTATTAAGATGACAACCGTAAAGCCATCTGGTACGGTTTCTATCCTTGCTGGAGAGTCTCCAGGTGTTCACTGGACACCAGGTGGCAAGTATTTCCTTAGAGCAATTAGATTCTCAAATGAGGATCCAATGCTACCCTTGTTTAGAATGGCAAATTATAGAGTTGAGCCAGCTTCTGAGTCACCAGATACAACCTGTGTTGTTTTCTTCCCAATTAAATCCGATGCTGAAAGATCAGAAAAAGATGTTACAATCTTTGAGAAGATGGCATTGGCAGCAGCAGCTCAAAGATACTGGTCAGATAACTCCGTCTCTGTAACTGTATCTTTTGATTCAGAGACAGAAAAGCAGCACATTGGAACTGTACTTCATATGTATGACGGTCAGCTTAAAACAGTATCCTTCCTTCCTCAAGGAAACTTTACATACCCACAAATGCCATACACCCAGATATCAAAAGAAGAGTATGAACAGGGTTCAATGACTTTGTTCCCAATTGATTTTTCTGGAATATATTCTGGAATGGGGATAGATGCTGTTGGCGAAGCTTACTGCACAACAGACAGCTGTGAGATAAAGTTAATTAAAGACAATATTTAAACATCTAGTTAGGTATTAAATGTCAAACAAAGATGATGAAAATATAAATAAAATATTTAATGAATTAATGTCTTCTAATAATATAGAAGATGAATTATCTCCTGTAATAGATTTTAAGTCTAAGATAAAAGATTTTATTCACATCCAAGAATCTTTAATGGAATCATTAATTAATATTAATTCTGTTATATATTATACTGTCAATGATCCAGAATATAAAGTAGATCAAGAATTAAATGAGCTGATGAATTCACTGTATAAAATTAGTGAAGATTTCATTGGATACATAGGCGAAGTAAGTGGTACAATTGAGTTCGTAGAAGACTACGATTTTAATGAAGAAGATGGTAATGACACAGGAAATGGAGAATCCCAATAATTTTGTCCAAGTATTGGACAAGGGATATGTTAGGTTAGTAGATTGCATGGGCACGGACCTATCCGTTGCAAATGCTGCACGTGCTTCTTTTGCTAAAGAGTCTAATGAAATGTCTACATCAGATGCTAGACTAATTAACTTTTTGGCTAGAGAAAATCACATGTCACCATTTAGACATGCATTTATGACATTTGAGTTTAAGGCTCCGCTAATGATAGCTAGACAGCACTGGAAGTATGTTGTTGGTTCTGATCACACTATGGATTCTTGGAACGAGTCCTCAAGAAGATATGTAACCTCCGATCCAGAATTTTATATTCCAGAAGCAGATCAGTGGAGACTAGCACCAGAAGATAAAAAGCAGGGGTCAGCTGGTTTAGCAGATCCATTTATTGGGTCACTGCTTACCACTGAGTTAATAAGACTAGTTGAGCAGTCAGAAGCCCTATATAATATGGCTATGACTAATGGTATAGCTCCAGAACAAGCTAGAGTTTTTCTTCCAGCTTATACAATGTATATAAACTATAGATGGTCTTGCTCTTTGCAGTCTGCAGTATTGTTTTTAAGTCAAAGACTCGCAGAAGACTCCCAGTATGAAATACAACAGTATGCCAGAGCAGTATATGAATTAATACAGCCAAAATTTCCAGTTTCCATTATGGCCTTAATGGGAGTAAACATTCCGTGATTGTAGATATTTTACTTATAATACTTTTTGCAGTTCTTTTAAACTGGTCAGTAAATCTACAAATACTGTTTCAGTTTGAAAAGAATCCAAGAAGCAGACTTATAGCTTTTATGATCGGAATACTGGCATCTATTGCGTTAGGTATTATTATTCGTGTTTAAAAAAGATATTGGCAGAAAAGATAGCCAGTTCATGCAAACATGTTTTGCCCACGCAAACATTTTCTCTACTTGTGGCAAAAAGAGATACGCAGCTTTGCTAGTAGATGAGAATGGTCACATAGTTGGAGTTGGGTATAATGGTGGCCCTAGAGGCTTTCTCCACTGTGAAGAGGGTGGCTGTCCTAGGTTTTTAGAGAATTCTAAATCAGGAACACAATACGATAATTGTATTGCGGTGCATGCAGAACAAAACGCTTTTCTTCATTCTGATTATAGTGCACACCCAGTAAAGCTATATGTTAATGGACCCCCCTGCTTTACATGTGCTAAACTAATAGCAAATTCAACAGTTAAAAAAGTTTATTATATTAATGATCCAGACTACGCAGACTGGGAAAGAGTAAAGACATTTCTCCATGAAGCTGGAGTACAAACAATTGAGGTAATGTAATGGCAGCAGGTAAACTAAACTATATTGTTGTTTATAATGGTTTAAGCCAAGTTTTTGGTTGCGCATCAAAAAAGATTGCGCTAGAATCTGCTCCACCAGAAGGGTACTCTATAGAAGATAAGCATATATTATTTGTGACATTTGAGCCAGATAGTGATAATCTATGTGTATATGAAGTTCCTAAAGAAGAAGTTTTAGGAGCAGAAATAAAAAAGAAAAAGCAAGAAAATGAGTAAGAAACAAAACCAAAAGAAAAAGATTACAGTTAAAGTTCTTCCAGGACAAGCAATATATGTTGCTGATGTTGATACACTGAAACACATATCCGAAACTTATTTATACTTAGCAGAGTCATTTGAAAACGAAAATGACAGACAATCATGCATTGATGTTTCAGGTGCTATTGAAGAATGGATTGAGAAAACACAATACGATGCTTCGGAAGGTTTTGAAGATGAAGAATGGTAAATTAATAATAGCTGTTACAATATTTTTTGTAGCTGGAATTGCTCTTGGTTCTTTTAAAACAAAGCCAAAAGCTATTAAAAAACCAGCAACAAAAGATCAATATAAAAATAGATTGTCTGAATTTTATTTATCAGACATTGAGCAGGGGCAAAAAGAGTTTGATGAATTTGTAGATCTTGGTTTATCTAATTCAGATGCATTTGATTTAACAATAGTAAAAAAGTTTTATTTTTAAAGGAAGACAATGATAGATTTATGTGTGGTTAACCACAACTCTAGACCAGAACTGCATAGGTTTTTGGACACCTTGCATTCTGATGTGATTAGTCCAAATGGCGCGCTCGCAAAAATATGGAACTTATATATCACAGATAATGGTTCAACTGATGATTTTATTGATTGGGCAAGAAAATATGAGCAGCACTATTTAATAGATAGATTAAATCTGAGAGAGAACATAGGCTACTCGGCTGCTATTAACGAAATGGCTAGTAGAACATCAAATGATATAATAGCTGTATTAAATGGCGATGTTTGGATGACTAGCACAGACTTAATTAACATCCAAAACATATTTGATCAAAATTCAGATATACATATTCTTGGGCCAAAGCAAAGAGATGAAAACGGATACATAACACATGCTGGAATTATTGGAACTAACACTGCTCCTAGACATAGGGGCTGGAGAGAGCATGATCCAGAAGATAATCTATACAGAGATAGGGTAGAATGTGTTACAGTTTCTGGATCTGCATATTTTGTTAGAAGAAATGTTTGGGAAGCATTAACAAACCATCCCAAGTATAGAGAAATGTATCCAAATGCTATTGGAGCATTTCTTCCAACACCTCACTATTATGAAGAAACCTGGTGTTCATACTTCGCTAGACACCTAGGTTATAATGTTGTGTATGATGGATCTGTATCAATTGGTCATAGCTGGCATGCCAGTACACCAAAACCAGGAGAGGGAATTAGTCATGCTGATATGCAATTCCCAATAAGTAGAGAAATATTTAGAAAAGCTTGCGATTACATAGGAATAGAAAGAGATTAATATGAGCGACAAATTAAACCCATGGATTTACAACGCACAAGTAAAAAAAGTAGTAGATGGCGATACATTTGATATTGTTATCGATCTTGGCTTTGATGTCCTAAAAAAGGGGAGAGTAAGACTTTATGGAGTTAATACTCCAGAGAGTAGAACCTCTAATCTTGAAGAAAAAAAGATGGGACTAGCTGCCAAAGAGTTTACAGACCAATGGCTTACAGCAGCTAATCATAAGGTTAAGATTGAAACAATTATTGACAAAAATGAAAAGTATGGCCGAGTACTAGCACGAGTCTGGAATGAAGCTGGTCAATGTTTAAACACTGATATAGTTGCTTCAGGTCTCGCTAGAGAGTATTATGGTGTTGGAGATAAAACATTTACTGAGTTTAAGAAAGAGCAATAGTGCAAACTTTTCTTCCGTATCCTTCTTTTCAAGAGTCAATTAAAGTCTTAGATTATCGTCGGCTTGGTAAACAACGCGTTGAAACTTTTCAAGTTTTAAACATTCTTTTAGATAGGACACCAACAAAAGGTTGGCGTAATCATCCAGTTACTCGTATGTGGACTGGATATGAGGAAGCGCTAAAGTTGTATCAAAACTATACAATCATGGAATGGATTGAAAGAGGATACAAGAATACAATGAAGCTAGAAGAAATAGATCATAATAATATTATTCTTCCCTCTTGGTTTGGTAAAGAAGAGCTTCATCGTTCTCACAGATCCAATCTCTTAAGAAAAGATTATGAATATTATATTCAGTATTTTGACGAACCATCAGATTTAGAGTATTATTGGCCTGTATGAGTATCACAGTATTTTTATCTGGTGCCATGGATTACGTTGGCGATTACGCCAAGGGATGGCGTCAAGAAGCTACAAAAATATTAAAGACATATGGGTATAAAGTTTATGACCCCACTTTAATTCCAGAAGAAACTGGTATTTCACCAGAAGAGATAGCTCACAAAAATCTCTTCATGCAAAAAAGATCAGATATTCTTTTGGTTGAATACATGTTAGAAGATCGCGCATATATTGGTACAGACTTTGAATTGGCTTGGGCAAAAATCCACGGTCAACCAACAGTCGTTATGTGCTCTGAGCAAAATAAAGACAGAGCATACATGAGATATATGGCAACAAAACTTGCAGACAACCTGCAAGATGCTATAGACTATATAGCAATTCATTATCCAATTAATTAACAAAGGAAAACAATGTCAGATAATAAGTTCAAGTACTTTACAGTTACTACAACAACTTTAGTAAAGGCTACTAGTAAGACAGATGCTCAAAAGCTTGCCATGAATCGTCGTGGTATCGCTGGAGAAGTTCTTCTTACTTCTACAGAGATTGATCGCATTTCTTCTGTAGAAGCGCATGAGCAGCTAGAAGAACTTAGCGCTTGAGTCAAGCAATTAGGGCAGGCTGGGCTAGTCTCAGCCTGTCCTTTTCTATAAAAGGATTATTATGTTAATAGCACAAATGGTTGGCAAAAATGAATCATCTAGATTTTTAGAACCAGTATTGCAAAGACTATCAACTCAAGTTGATAAAATTATATTTACTGACGATTGTTCAGATGATGATACGGCAGAGGTGGCGTCAAAATATGCAGAAGTTTTTCAAACTAATCAAACACTCTTTACTGAAAATGAGGGTCATTTACGATCTCTGGCTTGGAAGAATTTAGAAAAGTTCGCCCAAGAAGGAGACTGGATATTGGCCATTGACTGTGATGAAATGCTATATCATGAAGAAGGGAAGAGTCTTAAAGATGTTCTTGTTCAATCCCCTTATGATGTAGTTAATATTCGCTTTTATCATATGTGGAATGAAACACATTTTCGTGTTGATAAAGCTTGGGCCCCCACTAATTCTTCTAGAATGTTTAGATATAGAAATGGTGGAAGTTTTTTTGATAGAAAATTAGCTTGTGGTTCTGAGCCAACATATGTTGTTGAAGCAGTGAGATCATCTAATTACTGGGTTCATTCGGGCTTAATGATGAAGCACTTGGGATATATAAAAGATGAAGATAAGCTCTCTAAGCATCAAAGATATATGAACCTTGACAAGGGAGAATTCCATAATCTAAATCACATTCAATCTATAATCGACCCCAATCCAGTACTAATGAAATGGCCAGAACAACTATGAAAACAATAAGTGCAACAAAAACAATTCAAAACCTAACAGAGTTAATTGAGAAAAAATCTCGCTTTGCATTTGTGACATATACAAGATCAGCAATTTTTGCATCTGTTAATGAGTTAAAAGGCGATAAAAAGCCACCGAAGTATTTTACTAGATCAATCATGTCTGGATTGGCTAGTACAGATACTGCGTTTCACAAAGCAGTGCAAGAAGATCTACTAACTTCTTTGAAGGACAAGCTCCAAAAAATGGGATTAAATAATCAAGATTTTTATGATCCATCTTTTCTTGAGTATTACATTAATGAAAATGTTGATATTTTTAATACATTTATGTCTTATTACTTCAGGCACAATAAATGCATAGTTGTTTCTTTTCAGTATAAGAATGTAATTTCAAAATACTTTTCAAAAGATTGTGAGTTTATTCATATTCCTTACAATGACTACTATGACAAAATTGATAGTACCGTAGAGCAAATAGCTTCAATGCAAGGACAACATGACTTAGTAGTTCTAGATTGTCCAATGTTTAGTTGTGCAGTAGCTCCAAAGATTTGGGAAAAAACAAATCTATCTATTATAGATCTAGGAAAATCATTAACAGTAGCGAGAGCCTTTTACAAAGCAAAGTGCTAAAATGCCTAACAGAAATTGGGAAGAAGAAATAGAAGACAAAGAGTTTCTTACTGACCTATTGTTTGATACTAGTTTAACTTTGTCTCAAATAGCTAAAGAGATGTCTATCTCAATAAATGATTTAAACAAAAAAATAAATCAATTAGGATTAAACTGGCTCAAAGAACATCATAGAAAGATGTCTAGAGGTCAAGCAGCACTAACTTCTATAATGAAAAAGCTCATTCCTGGTGAGTCTATAGTTAATGAATATCACGTAGGAGATAGACTAAAACTAGATGTTTATTGTCCAAAATACAAGCTTGCTGCAGAGTATCATGGCAGACAACATTTTTTTTATACTCAAAGATTTTTTGATTCCAAATATGAGTTTGAGGAAGCACAAAAGAGAGATGTCAAAAAAGTAGAACGCTGTAAAGAGCTAGGTATAACGCTTATTGTTTTTAGATACAATGACCAGCTTACTGAAGATTCTGTTTATGATAGAATGTTACAGGCCATAAGAGAATCAGAATATGTTCCGAAAGAAGTTGTTAAAAAATCAATCAAAACGAACCCAGCTTATTTGGAAGCTAAGAAAAGAAATTCTGTTAGAAGAAAACAAGTTTACAAAACTATGAAAGAAAAAAGAAAGAAATGACAGAGCAGGAAGCTGATCAGCAACAAATTGAATACCCAATAGAGTATCAAGTTTTTGCTCTGTGCCTAAGAGAAAAGGGCGCAATAGAGTTTTTTGATTCGACTTTACCAGAAGGTATTGTTGGCTCTATACACGGCCAGACTGGAATCAACGAATTCTATAGATCTCTTTTAGCTTACCATCATGCAACAAAAATAGACATAGTTGATCCAGTAGCATTTAAGCTCTGGCTTGAGTCAGAAACAGATATTTATTCAGCTCTTGGTGGACTATCTGGCGTAGATACAATGATGGACATATTGATGTCTATTGAAATTTCTACTCCTGATTCAATAGTTCAAGTAATAAAACACAGAGCAAATAAGAGAAAGCAATTAGATGCTCTCCAGGAATTGCAAATACTTTTAACACAAAAGGGTGAAAAATCAGAAAAAGATATCGCAAGAATTAATCAGATCACTTCTGATATAAAAGACTTAGAAAATGAATTAAATTATAATCCATTAGATAATGTAACTACAGCTGTAGATATCTCAAAAAGAGCAGAAAACCTTCTGGATATTCCTAATTTCTTGCCTACCCAATATAAATCTCTAAATAGAGCTATGGGCTATACTGATGAGGGGGGATTCTTTAAAGGCGCTGTACACGCAATTATAGCCCCCTCAGGCAAAGGCAAAAGCACGTTTGCAAAGTGCCTAGTGAATCATTGGGCAGACTCTGGATACAAAGTCCTTTATGTAAACTTTGAAGAAGCAATAACACACTGGGAAAGAGTGCTCATGACCCAGATCATAGGCAGAAATGTTTATGCAGAATCTAAAACTTGGAATGATCTGGAAAAGCAAAAGTATCTCACAATGTTTAAAGACAAATTAAATGAGTGGGGAGATAGGTTTATGGTTAGACACGATCCAGATACCCCTTACTTTGAGGACCTAGAAAGATGGCTCAGAGACATTATGGGTCATAATGACAAGATGCCCGACGCTATCGTTATAGATACTATTCAATCTATGTTTACGAGAAATGCTGGTAAGGGTAAACCAAGATGGGGTGAGTTTGAAGAAATGATGGTGCGTTTAGAAAAGCTCGCCAGAGACATGGACTGTGTGCTTATAATTACAGCACAAGAAAATGCAAATAGAATGAAGGAAAAAAGAGAGGTTGTTCAGCAATCTGATACTGGTGGATCTTTGGCCATTCAGCAGAAGTGCGCTGTAACTATTTTTATTACAGAAAAAAAACTCATTAGTGGAGACGATTCAGAAGACGAATCTATTATGCAGCTTCAGATACCTAAGAATAGAATTACTGGTTCTACTTTTGTTTATGATTCTCCACTTGTTAGATACGTTGATTATAAAAAAACTTATGAAGAATACGAACCAATTACAAGCGAATCGTATTCAAAAAATACATTACAAGATGAAGAAGTTCAAACTTTAATGGATTCAATATCAATTCTTTAGGAGATAAATGTTAGCACTTGATTCAACAAAGATAAAAGATTTTAGATTATGCGAGAGATTGTACGACTATAGGCATGTTCAAGGCCTACCGGAAACTACATCTGCAAGAGATATACTTTCTTTAAGGTTTGAAAACACTTTAAAAAGCATAGTCAATTTTTATTTTTATAAAAAGCAGACTGGAATACCCCCTTCGTATTCATCAATCTTAAATAGATGGCAGAAGTTATGGTTCCCTAAAAATACCACAGCTTATGATATTATTCATGAAAAACATGAAAGCCACTATGGAAATAGTGCAAGCCTGACAACAAAAGCTGCAGATGTATTGTTAAAGTTAGTAGATAATTTTTCTGATCCAGAAATTATACCTATAGCAATAGATGATGATTTCATAGTTCCAATTAATCAAAAAGTTTATTTAGAAGATGGTTTTAATTTAGTCTATTCATATAAGAATAATATTTTTGTATTAAAATGGGCTTTCAATATAAGATCAAAAGAATTATTAATGGAAGATACCAAAACAATATCAGAACTTGTCGCAATGCATACAGCTTTTAAAAGCAAATATGGAAATAAAATAGACTCTGCAAAGTTTGGTTATTACGATCTACTTAATCCAAAGCCACAGTTTATTGAATGTGAGATTACCAAAGATCACATAAATGCTGTAAACTATTGGGTAACAGAAATAGAAAAAGAGGAAGTCTTTCCCTCTAAAAGAGGCTTGATTACATACTGTAAATCATGTCCATTTAATAAACCATGTTCAAAATGGAAAAACTGGAGCACTAAGGAAGCATAATGCCAAACAGAAGTATATTAGACGAAATTTTATCAGAACAAAATCACAAATCTATTATTAAAGAAGAAGATAAAATACTTGAGCCATTGGTTGAAGAAATAGATATGATTGTTGATGAAGTAATTAAATCTTTTGTTCGATCAATCTTAATTAGGTGCGATGCGTTCTGGATAATACCCTCTAGCTTTTCTGGAAAATATCATCCATCAGATGAGCACAATGCTGGTGGAAATGTGCTCCACACAAAAAGAGTTGTTAGAGCAGCAAAAGTTTTAGCTGATTCTTATTCTCTTTCAGAAGAAGAAAGAGATATGGTATATGCAGCTTGTCTTCTTCACGATATTAAAAAGGGCATAAAACTTGAGGGGGAAGAATCTTTCCATTATGACCCCATGCATCCATATACTGTTGGCTCTTTTGTAGCAAAATGCCAAGAGGATGATAAAAAATATGCATCAGAAAATCAATCTTCTACAATATACCTAGCTGATGAAGCGGTTCAGGCAATACTAAGACTAGTAAGATGTCATCTTGGGCCATGGTCTCCAGTCCCAGAAACTGCACCTATTACATATCTTGATATGATTGTTCACATGGCAGATAATATTGCTTCTAAGGTTCATTATATAGTAGATGGAAATAATGTTATAAAAGAAAGATGGGATTTGAGTTCACTAAATGAATCCTGAAGATAGATTATTAAAAAGGTTTACAGTTCTAAAGAGATTAGAATACTACATACAAGAGTCTGTTTATTATAGAACTTATAGTGAAGAAATACAGGGGTCAATAAAAAAGACTCTATGGACTGTTGGTTCTGACTCTGGTAAAATATCTATATATGAAGATACCAACAGAGGATAGTAAATTCTTATCTCAATGGAAATACTACGAAGTAGCAAGATATGTTTCTTCTCTTGATAGAGTTATTAGAGATAAAGTAAACAATACGCCCTTAATTTTAAGCGCGGATCAAATCGAAGCTTATTCCAACAAAAATAATAATGTTGGAATATATACTTCTGTTTTTGCATATAATTCTGAAGACATAGAAAAGTCGACCAGATTAGGTCCATTGTATTTTGACATAGATAGCTCAGACATTGAGTTGGCATTTAACGAATGTAAAAGACTTTATGATCATCTAGTACAGCATCTACCAAAAACTGCAGTGCTTGTTTACTTTACTGGTAAAAAGGGTTTTCATATAGAGTGCGAACCAATTGCTTTGGGAATAAATCCTTCAAATAGTTTAGCAAAAGTTTATAGATATATAGCAACTGATCTTAAAGACAAATTAGAACTATCTACACTGGACTTTAGCGTATATGATTTAAGAAGAATGTGGAGATATCCAAATTCAAAACATCAATCAACAGGCTTACATAAGGTATTGTTAAATCCTAAAGACAAAATTAATTTTGATTATCAAACAATTGCAGAGATTATAGAATATGCACAGACTCCACAGTCTCTAGATGTTGATGATCAGAATTTTGATTATAAAGCCAATGAATGGTACAGACAATATACTTATGACATGGAAGAGTCTCAAAAAAGAAGAGATAATCCAATCGAATATTTTAACAAGTTTGGATCAAAAGCTTTTAAAGAAGTCAAAAATGCACCTAAAGCATTTGATAAACAGTCTTTGCATAGAGGCTGCTCAGCTGTGGTAAGACTTGAAAACCAAGCTAAAGAAGAACACTACTTAGAGCATGAGGCAAGATTGTTCCTGTGTTCAATATTAACTTATACAGAAGACTCAATTAGATACTTACATGAAATACTAAGTAATTGTGAGGATTATAACTTTGAGAAGTCCTCTGCACATATAAACGATTGGATTAGAAGAAGACAAATGGGAATTGGTGGCAGACCATACACCTGTGAAAGAGCTAACTCTGTTGGTGTTGGATGCGGAGATTGCGCTTTGGAACTAAAAAATAAGTATGTAAAGCTAGGAGATAGGTTAGTGGAAACTCAAGAAAAATCATCTCCATCACCAATTAGATTTGCCTATAAAAATATAAAGGAGCAATAAATGGCAGAAGTAGAAGACACAGATGACGTTATAGGTGTTTGTTCTGAATGTAAATCAGATCAACCAATGAAGGCTATGTATAACAGCCCCTTTGCTCAAGCAGGCGTACCACCTGTTTGTAAGTATTGCAAAGGTGTTGTAATTATTACCTATAGAGAAACAAGAGATCAAGCCCTAGGCCAATCGGATAGGGAAAGAGGACTTGAGTGAAAAATTGGACCAACCTACATAACCATACAGTTTTCTCAATGCTGGATGGTTATGGAGATGTAGAGAAGTATTTGTCTAGAGCTAAGTCACTAGGCATGAGTGGCTTAGCTACGACAGACCATGGCAATATACATTCATGGTTAGACTTCTATGATGCTGGAAAGTCAATTGGCGTAAAGCCAATTCTTGGATCTGAGTTTTATCAGGCAAGAAAATCTAGGTTTGACAGAGATGAAGAGGAAAGATCTGGTCCAGCAAAAAACGAGTGGGAACAAAGAGGTCCATATCACCTAACTGTATTAGCAAAAAATAATACTGGGTATCATAATATTATAAGAATGTCATCAAGATCTTTCTTAGAGGGCTATTACGCAAAACCAAGAATAGATCACGATCTTATTTCTCAACACAGTGAAGGAATCATTGTTCTTTCAGGCTGCTTAAACAGCGAAGTGTCACAAGCTCTTCTTCGTAATGATTTTGAGTTTGCTCTTAATGCAGCCAAGAAAATGCAAGACATAGTTGGAAAAGAAAACTATTTTATAGAAATACAAGATCACGGTTTAACAGAGCAAAGAAAAATATCTAATCAACTTATAGATATAGCTAAAAAGATAAACGCAAGAATAGTTCCGACTGGAGACTGTCATTACGTAGAAAGACAAGACTCTCACTTTCATGATGTTATGCTTTGTGTTGCAACAAACGCAACAGTAAATACTCCAGATAGATTTTCTTTTTCTGGTGATCAGTTTTACCTTCAGTCATATGAAGACATGGAAAAAACATTCTCTGAAGACTGGTTAAAAAACACAATGATAGTTAATGATATGGTTGATGTTGATTTAAATTTTGGCCAAATTCATTTTCCAAACTTTCCAATTCCAACAAGCGAAGGATCTATTGAATACTTTGAGAGATTGGCGTGGGAAGGGTTAAAGAAAAAGTATGGAGACCCACTGCCACAAAATATTTTAGAAAGAGCTAACCACGAAATAAGAGTGGTTAAAGATATGGGTTTCCCAGAATACTTCTTAGTCGTTTCAGATCTTGTTAGATGGGCTAAGTCTAATGATATTAGAGTTGGATGGGGCAGAGGTTCGGCTGCAGGCAGTGTTCTATCTTATGCTTTTGATATTACAAACTTGGACCCTATTAGATTCGGATTAATGTTTGAAAGATTCTTGGTTGAAGGTCGAAAAACAATGCCAGATATTGATCTAGACTTTGATGACAGACACAGAGACAAGGTGATTAATTACGCAAGAGAAAAGTATGGCAGTGACAGAGTTGCCCACATATGCACATTTAATAGAACTGGAGCTAGACAGTCCATTAGAGACGCAGCAAGAGCGCTTGGTTATGATTTTATTACTGGAGACAAAGTATCAAAACTTGTACCGCCCCCAGTTCTTGGAGTATCAAAAACTCTAAGCGAGTGCATGAATGTAGCTGAGTTTAAATCTTTGTATGGTTCTGATGAAGAAAGTAAAAAGATAATAGATACTGCATTTGGTCTTGAGGGCCTTGTGAGACAGACAGGAATGCACGCAGCTGGTATCGTTATATCCAAAGGTCCGCTTACAGATTATCTACCCATTATGAAAAAGGGTGAAGACAATCCAGTCATTACTCAATGGGATATGGGAAGAGTTGAGCAGTGTGGACTTTTAAAGATTGACTTTTTGGGTCTTAGAAACCTTGGTGTTATTGATCAATGTATCAAACTTGTAAAAGAAAAAAGATCTATAGAAATAGACGTAGATAAGATTCCATTAAATGATATAGGCACCTTTGCGGAACTATGTAAGGGTAATGCAATTGGAGTTTTTCAGCTTGAATCCTCAGGTATGAGAGAGTTAATGGTTCAACTTCAGCCTCAAAATA